TCTCCACCCGCACCTGCTAAATGATAATCACCAGCTTTTGATGCTGAATCATTAGCACCTTTTTTTACTTCAACACCAACAGCAACCTCAGATTCTATTTCATTGATAGTATCTAAAGTGACTTGGTCTAACGTACCAAATCTAGGTTCAAAGGTTATATCTTCTCTAACAAAATTAAAATCTGCTTCAGTTAAATTATCTAAATCAGCAGAATTTTTTAAGACCTGTGTACCATTCAAAAAAACATCTTTCAAGGCAGCTAAGTTATATTTATCTGTACCCCTTGTAAAACCAGCCTGTACAGGAGAATGAAAACCTGTTATTTCACCTTCTGATAAAACATCAATTAAATTATTTGATTGTTTACTTGATAATATTGAGGTTGCAGTAGTTTGAATCCCATCAACATTACCTGAGTCAATATTATCTTTATCTTGTTTTGTAAAAGATGCATCACCAGAAGTACTTACAGATGTACTGCTTTCAGTTACAAATTGTGTATCTGATATAACTTGTGTTACCTGCACATTTTCTGCTGTAGCAGAGCCAGAAGTTGGTTCAAATACAACAGAATCACCTACGGTTAAAGTCTCGTTACCATTATGTGTTATTAGTATGTCGTTATTTGTTTGGGTATATGAACCAGCTCTAGCAACATCTTCAAAATAAAAACTAACAATTTCAGCAACAATATTTGTAGAAGTAGCTCTTGTAACTGTAAAAGTAGCACCAGATCCAGGGGATGAAACAGATGTTACCGTTAATACTTCGGGTGTATTATTATTACTGCCAACACTAAAAATAATATTTAATATATCACCTACCTGTATTATTTCACTTCCATCATGTGTAATAGTTGCTGTCGTTCCTGTTTGGCTATAGCTGCCTGTTTCAACAGTAACACCATCTATTTCAATTAACTTACCATTTGCATCAAATTTTATATTATTACCAAGTCCTACACCAAATGCAGCCTTTAATAAATTATCAATTGCTTGCTCACTAATATCTCCCATATAATGAGCTTTGAAAATATTACCATTTTCAATATCATCTAAAAGATCAAAATCAACAGTAGCCATTAGATTGCAACCTCAATTTGGTCAGTATCAATTCCATTTGATACATTTATACTTCCTACAAAAATATCTCCATATACAAGAGGCAGTGCAACACCAGCACGACTAACGTTAGAAACCCCACTGAAAGCAAAGTTAACAGTGGGATCTTCTGGTTCTAACGAAGACGTAGGACTAGGTTTTGGTGTTAGATAATTATTTATATCTTGTAGTATTAAACCAGTACCAAGAGTTACAGCAATTGAACCTAATTGAAATGGTAAACTGGCAAGAAATGTTTTACCTGCTCCTATTAGAAGACCTCCTAAAATAGCAAAGAAAAAAGCACCTTCAACGACAGGTATGATCTTTATCTCATCTTTTATTGGATTATGTAAATCATCTGCTGTAGCATCATATTCACCCATATCAATTCGATAATATTTATCAACCATATAACTTTCTAATTTCGGATGGTTACATATTAAAAATTTCATAACATCTACAGTATTTTTAACTTCTGCTTGCTGTTCTTTCCATCCTACAAAATCTGCTAAGTCTCCATATAATTTTACTGTTTTAAGCATATCTTTAATTAATATTTTTTATATCTGATGGTTCTATTTTAAACCAATTTTTAGTTAAAATTCCAATGATATACCAAGTTCTATTAGATCGTTTACAACTTATAATATCTGCTTCACTAGGATGTTCCGTACCAATCGGATGAGAATGTATAACAGCATAGATTCTGCCATATTTATCCTCAGTTTCAGCCCAATCAAAAGGATCTAATAAAAACTGCAAATCATTATGTAAGGCTAGATTTTTACAAGGAATATACTTCTCTTTATTTAAATAATTAACAAGTAGTCCACATGATTCTCTAGGAAGTTCTTTTAATGCGTGTTTATATGCAGAAATTTTCCAGTTCATTGATTTATAAAAGTCCCAACACCAGGAAATAGATCTCTTGTAATTACTCTTTTAGGTAGTTGTAAATTAATTAAATCAAGTTCTGATGCTAATTCAAATTGAACAACTTCTCTATTCTCTAATACTTTTCTATCTATAAAATATATTTCCTGTGGTAACTCCTGTGTTGTATCAGGTGTCCCAAATGGATTTGTACCACCTGTAAAATTTGCAGCGTCTAAATATCTTGCAAGAGTTCTAATCCTTGTAAATTTTGCACCATTAAGATCATTGTTGGCAGTGACAGCATTAACAGTTGCAAACAAGGCAGTAATAGTTCCTAAAATATTACTAATAGTAAAAGTAGGTCTAGGTATAGAACCTGATGAGCCATCAAATTCGAAACCTTCTGCCTGACATGGAAACTTTTGATATGTATTACCTTGCCAAATTAAATCTGTATTATCAAGATCATTTGTACCTGCATGAAATCTTTGCACATCTGTAGATCCATGCAGTGTACTATCTAAAGTCAAGGTAAAAAGTTCAATAATAGAACTTGGATTAATCTTCTGTAGTTCTGATACTGGTATTGGCATTATGGTTCAAATACCTGTGTAAATTCAGCAGTTATAGATGCTCTATTAGGTACTGATAATACTTTTTTATAACTTTCACATTTAAATTTAGATGCACTAGATTCTCCTGGTGCAATAAAATCAAAACTTGCATTATCTATGGCTCTAGCTGCTAAAAAATCTTCTATGGTTGTTGCATCTGTAGTAGTTATATTATTAAATGCTACTGATAAAACCATAGGATTTTGATTTAAACCGAAGGTTAGTCTATGTTCATATCCATCACCTAATTTAACTGTTTTTACATTAGGTGTTTTAGTTTTTGTAAACCCATAGGAAGGTTCAATAGAAGGAAATGTTGCCATTAAACTAATAAACCTCCAGGTCTTTTTTGTTTTATTAATTCAGTCTGTATTGCAGTAGCTAGTGCCGTCCCAAAAGCATTAGCCTGTTGAGTATTTCCTTGCACATTAGAACCAGACGCATCAACAGAAACATTTATAACAGTAGAACCACCACCAGAAGATTGTACTCCTAACTTTCCATTTGCACCTCTGCGTAGAGGTAAAATTGCTTCTGCCCCTGCTTCACCCATTAAACCTATTCCATTTTTCATAGGAAATAGGGTTGGTTTTCGGACTACTGTGCCTCCGTAAGCATATTTTTGTACCTGTCCATTAACAAAAGCATTACCATCTGCATTCTTGAATAATCCAGTTATAAAATTAGTAAATGGTTTTGTAATAGATTCCTGTATTGCAATACGTGCCATATCCTTGATAATGCTATTTGCTAGATTTCTAAAATTTAACTTTCCTGTCATAACAAAATTAACTAACGCATCTTCCATACCTTTTATTCCTTTTACAACAACATCAGCCATTGATTCCTGTACTGTTTTTAAACTTTCATTAAATGCTCTTAATTTATTTTGCATTTGTGTACCGACTGCATTAGTTACAGATTTAGCAAAATCATTTGCATTTTTTGCACCGTCTTTAAAATATTCAGCAGGTGCATTTTCTGTACCAGTAAATATTTCATTAAAAGTATTCAAATCATTTTGAAATTGATTTCGTGTATCTGATAAACCTTTTGAACCAATTTCTTTTGCACCTGAAAAATTTAATTTTCTAGCTTCATTTATTATTTTAAAAATATCTACGACAGTTCTACTTAGAAATCTAAATCCAGCAATAGTTGTAAATACAGCAGCACTTATAATTTTTAATCCACCTTCAATTATTTTGAATAATCTTGTAAAATCTTTATCACTACTAAATAAATCACTAAAAACACCTATTAAATTATTCAATGTTGGTAGTAATGCATCTGTTAATTGTTTTCTAAATCCATCAAATTTAATTCCTAATGTTGCTATTTGATCGTTAAAAAATTCAGCATTTTGTGCAAATTCATCTGATACAGCAAAATTAAATTCAGTTAATGCAGCACTACCACCATTTAGTAAATTAATTAAACTTGCACCTGATCTACCAAATATTTCCATTGAAATAGCAGCCTTTGTTGCACCATCTGGCAAATCTGCAAATTTATCAGATATTTCTCCTAATACCTGTTCTGATGTTTTTAATTCTCCATCTGTACCTCTAACAGATATTCCTAACGCCTGTAATGTATTAGCAGCAATTCCAGTTTGATCGGATAATTTTCCAAAACTATCAGCAGAATCTATTGCACCTTTTACAAGACCAACAAAAGCACCACCACTAATTAATATTCCTAAAGCACCAAATGTTTTATTAAGACCTGCCATAGCTAGTCTTAAATTTTTTACTTTGCCCTGTACACCCTGCATAGAGTTTCCAAGACGTTTTATAGATCCAGCACCAACAGTCTTTGCAGCTACAACTAAATCAAACTTCGCCATTTATTTACTCTCCTT